TTAGTGTTGTCATAATCATTATCTTGTAACTTACCAATCTCGTTAATCAGCATTCCTGCTTTTGTGTTACTTGTAATAACCTCTGTTGAAGCAGTAGCCGCCGCCGCTAAAATAGTTTGAAGGAAATTCATAACGTCTGTTTAACACCGTAAAGCCATCGATTGTAATATTTTCTATTAATGCCATTATGGCGTTTTCCATATCATCGTTCGCTAAACGGCTTCCAACGTTACCACCTACATTATAAATACATACCATATCTAAAAGTGTATAAGAAACCCAGCGATTTCCACATTTAGTAGCTTTATCTATTTCTTTGTCTTGCGTTGAAATAATAACGTATTGAGTAGGAGTTTGTTTTCCTGTCACTTGTGTATCATAACAAGAATATGTATCGTTAACGGCATCGAAAATAGCCTTTCTAACGTATTTGTTTGGATTTTCCATACTTGTCTAATACTTTTTTTAATTTTTCTAAATACTCAATTCTGCCACGCAATAAAGCGGGATACAAAAACGGTCTTGCTCTTAGGTTTATTTTTTTTATTCCTTTGCCCTTAAACTTTATAGCTATTTCTTTTAACTCATCAGGCACTTCAACAAGTCCACCTGTTCCAAATTCAACAAATGGAGCATAAGGGGCTAAAACTCCGCCAGCTTCAACGTTCCAATTGGTTTTATTTACCTTAACAGCTTGTATTGACTGCCCTAATTTACCGAAATTTACTGGAGCATTAACTTTAGCGTGCTTCTCAATATTACGTGCAGTTTGTTCAGTTACGGCTTCAATATCTTGCTCCGCTTCTTTACCATACTTTCGTATATTAGAAATAACCTCGTTAATACCTTTTATTGCCATTACGTTCTTTGTGTTGCTTGTATTTCAATATCAATATTATCTAAATCTTTATTTAAAACACTTTCAACATTGTATCTTAAATTATTATATAAAATAAAATTCTCTTTAGGATTAATATCTAAATCAACTCTATTGCGAACAGTAAATATAGTCTGAACAAAGTTATCAGTTTGCGCGTTTTCATTAGTTACAAACGAGCGTCTTGCCGTTACATTAGCCCACATAGTATAAACAAGTTCCTCTGTTTCGGTATTACCTCCAAATCCATCAGGAACAGCCGTACATTTGTAAACTTCTATTTGCTTGTTATATTTACGTGAAATCATTATATAAATCTTCTATTAACATCTATATTAACCATTACAAAATCAGGTATAGTATTCATAGCATTTTTAGTTTCTGAATTGTAAAACCAAAAATTAATCAATTGCAATGCGCTATCTATTAACTCGCTTGGAATGTCTTCTACACTTGAATAACCTAATGATAAAGTAACTGTATCATCAACGGTTGGTACAATAGCGTATAACTGTCTGTATTGAATATCTAATCCCTCTGTTGTTATTGGATAGTCATAAACCTTTACTTGTTGAACTAAATTACAGTCTTTATAGTAAACCTTATCTTTAGTTTTAAAGATGTGATTGGTGCGCTTTTCGATAAATGATAGTGCGCTGTTAATCATACCAATAATTTCGTTATCGGTAGCCGTTTGACCATCGTCAATCTTTAGATACAACTTTGCTTGTTCTAAGCTAATAACATCAATGTAATCAGTCATTTTATTTGTCTTTAGTAGATATTACCCCTGCCTTTGTTTCAAAAACAACCTCTTTAATTTCTTCTTTTGGAGTTACTTCTTTTGCTTTGCTTTCTTCTAGGTAACCCTCACTAAGCATTGCTTGTGCCTCTTCTTTAGTTAATTCAATAATATCACCAACTAAATAGTTTTGTTTGTTAGAATGCTTGTAAAACGGTTTTAATACTTTAAATTTCATAACGGTTGTTCTGTTAAGTTAATAGGTTCACAAATTGTGTTTTGGTTTAAATAGTCTAAATAATTAGAAACTGAATAACGTTTTTGCACAAAGTTAGATATTTTAATAATAATATAATCACCTCGACTATCTTCGCCTCTTGCTAAAATATTATAGCAAGTTAACGGTTGTTGTTGTTCTGCTTTTTCAGTTGAACAACTATTTAGAATCAATATAAATAAGACAAATAATTTTCTCATAGTTCAAAGATATAAAAAAACCCTTTACGATTTGCAAAGGGTTTTAATTTTTAAACAGTAACTTATTATACAGTAGCAGTAAAGTCTCCATAAACAACCGCTAAAGGTTGCTCAACGGCTAAATTTACCTGCGCTTCAATACGTGCAGTAATATTATTAGTAGTAAAGTTTGAACCTTCTACCTCTGAAAATTCTAATGAAAGTCCTTCGGTAACAACTTTATTTACTCTACTCCAATCAGCTACATAATACTTGTTAGCAGGTAACCAGCTTGACGCTTTTAACACTTGAACTCCAGCAACTCTTAGAACGCCATTCTCATAAGTAACAGCACTTGCTAAGTCCATTTTAGCAGTTTTCAAGATGTCTAAATAATCAGTTGGTTTAACAACAATTAAGTTAGTGTTGTCATAATCATTATCTTGTAACTTACCAATCTCGTTAATCAGCATTCCTGCTTTTGTGTTACTTGTAATAACCTCTGTTGAAGCAGTAGCCGCCGCCGCTAAAATAGTTTGAAAAGCAGCGTTTTCAGCTTTGTAGTAATCTCTTCTTAAAAGCGAAGGAATAGTATTAACGATATACGTTAAGTTATTACGCATTTTTTTAGAGTAACGAGTGTAACCAGCAATAAAGTCAGTTGCAACATCGTAAGCTGTGAAATCGTAATCTCTTTGAGATTTTGCTCCACCCTCTGAACCTGGTGCAGAAATAGAACCCTCACCCGCACCTGTTTCACGTGTATAGGTATAATTCCCTGTGTCAGCCATAACCATACCAGCTAAATCCTCAATGTTTACCATTTGTGATGGCAAAGTAACTACATCGAAATTGTAGTTTCTTGGTTTAGTTCCTGTAAGGTTAGCAGTTGTCATATTAGCAACAGCTTTAGTTTGAAAAGCTTTATCTTTAGATACAACTTTAATAGCGTCAATATTATCGCTAATAGCTTTTGATAAATGGTCTACTGTTTCAGTTTCTACTGTTTTAGCTTGTAGTTTTACATCTAATTTATCAGCGTGGTCTTGAACTGCTTTCAAATCAGTTGCAAACTTTGTTTCCATTTCTTCTCTTACAGCTTTAATCTGTAATTCAAGTGTTGACTTAATTGCGTCAGGCAATTTGGCCTCAAATGCTTCAATTGCGCTTTTTACTTCGGCAACTGTCTTAGTTTCCAAAGCTGTTTTAATACCGTCTAATTCGGCTTTTAATTTGATTTCGTCCATTTTATTTAATATTTAACGAGTTTGTAAATTGTTTTAACGTGTCGAAAATCGGCTGTTCAATCAAAGTGTTATCTAATAACGGCTCTTTAGAAAGTGATTTTAATAATGTTTCAATCTGAATTAATCTTGCATCAGAGTAATCCAAATCGTATGCTTTTGTTAATAGTTCCATAAATCCATAATGACTTTTAACAGATTTAATTCCCTGTACTGTGCTAAATTCATTAGCCGCCCAACTTGATAAAAAAGAATATTCTCCAAGTTTGTACTCGGTTATAATTGATTTGTTTTTAGTGTCACGCGAAATAACTTTATAACCTATAGATAATTCAGCGTTTAACTGACTATCATACATTAGTTTCACATCAGTAAACATATCTCTACCTAAATCTTTTTTCATATTGAATTGAGTAGTAGTTAGTAAACCGTAAGTATCTTTTGTATCAATAGCTAAAGGCACACCAATCATCATAGTAGGGTTATGGTCTTTTAATACTCGAATACGTTTAAAGTTTTCGCTAACAGTCTTGTCAAATGAACCATAAGCAGAAATATCCCCATCGCTATCTTTCACGTTATAAACGTTAGCGTATGCAGTTACAACCCCTTTAACCTCGTCAAGTTCTTTAAGGTCGTACGATAATTGTTTAAATTCTATTCGTTCCATAACACAAAGATATATATTTTATTTATAATCATTCTAAATAACTTATTTTATTTTTCTTATTGGCAATCCGTCAGCATCTTCTTTAATTGTAAATACAACTTTACATCTACAATTTATAACATTCCCAGCTTTTGCTTTTGGGTCACCTGGATATTGTATTTCTTCACCACTTGTAAAAAATGCTTTATCAGCATCAACTTTAACCCCGTTCATATCTAAATGGTCATAAACCGAATTAGGTGGTCGCCTTGTTCTATTATCTTGTACACTTATCCAAGTCTTTTCAAGCACATACTCCGATTGTTCAGCACTTAATACAGTAGCATAATTAGTAGCTGTTGTTGTTTCAGTTCGTGCAATTCGTAACGCTTGTACTTTATACCATCCGAAAGACTTTTGTAAATTACGTGTGATTTCTGCAACACTTAAATTCTGCTCGTAACCATTTGCAATAACTCCAACAATAGAATCAATTAATGTTTGATGAACAGATACTATTCTTAATCCAGCAGTATCGTTTAACCATTGCATTATAATAGTTTCAAAATCTATATCAGCTTTTATTAATGTTCTTTTGTATTGTGGTTTTATTAAATAGTTATAAATTTCTATATACATTTTCTTTATTTCGGCAGTAGTAACGTTTGCGTTAATTAATGCCTCATAAGTAACTTTAGACATATTATTAAACGGAATACTATTAGTAATTTTAAGGATATTGCGCCTTACAATCCTATATGTTTGTAATTCCTGTCTAATTCTTAGTTTGTCCATTAAATAGTATTTTGAATGTCGTTTAAAGAAGCATCATTAATATTTACCAACCCTGTTGGAATGTAAACCTCATTCATTAATTCGTCGTCTATTTCTTCATAATTGAAAACTTCTCTTCTTTCGTTATGTGTTAATGGCACTTTATTAATCCACTCTGAAAGTTTTACCATATCTGTTTGCATTTCAGGAAGTTCTGAAATATCCCATTCAATACAGGTGCCTTCATAACCTTTAAACAATTGTATAAATTGTGGATTAAGATGTTCAGCTAATAAATCTAAATCGGGTTTAATATTGTCTGTAACAAGTCTTTTACGTGCCTCGACAACCGCATCAACACCGAAACCTGTTCCACTACGCTCTTCATTAAGCAAGTCTATAGGATAATTTAAACAATTACACAATGTACGTCTATCATAGCTTAAATAATCAAACGGCTTTAATTCATCTGTGGTTAAAGAAATACGTGTAAATCCTAAATTAGCACTTGACCCCGCAATGTTTGATAAACGTGTTGTATCGTTATCCATTTCTACAAGTCTGTCTTTTAAAGATTGTCCTTGTTCGGCAGTTAAAGGTGTTCCTCCGCTACCAGCGTGTATAAATCCATATACACCACTATTTAACATTGTCTTACTATTGTTATCAATACCAGCGTTAGAACTTTGTATGTTTCTTATTGCAGCCATTAATTCAGAGCGTCCATACAATTGTGAGCCGCTTTGGTCGTAAAAAGGATTAGGTCTTTTAATATGAATAATGCTATCAGCTTCAAATCTTACTAATTGGTTACCTTGTTGCATTATAAAATAATCAATAGGGTTTTCGATGCTTAACATACTTGAGCCTTTTTTAAGTACTATTTGCATCCAATGTGAAGGCAGTATGTATAAGGCTAAAGGTTTTCCAGCATTAACACCATCTGAAACTGTTTGCTTATATAAATAAACATTACCACAAACTTTTAAATATAATTTGTAAAGAAAAAATATATCGTTCCAGCTTTGGTTTGGGTTTGGAACTTCAATAGGCATCGGTAACTCGGTGTCCGTGTCGTACGCTTTCTTAAGTAGTTTATTGATTGCTAACTTTTGCTGAAACGTTGGATTGTTTGGGTATCGTTTTAGCTTTTTGTAGGCTTCTTTATCTTCAATCTTTTTGATGTAGTAAGGAACGGCAGTTGTTTTTGATGCCTGTTGGTTAACTATTGCGTTAACATCAGGGTTTTCTCCATAACCTTTTACGATTAGAGTTTCTAAGGTTTCGTTATATGTAGAAGTTAATCCGCCAACTAATTTATAAATAGCCTCGTTATATAAATTTTTACTTCCATTTCTTAAGGCATCCCAAGCTAAAGCAATTCTATTTTTAAACATTACTCTAAAGTTTTGTTTCAAAGATATAAAAATTATTTAGATTGATTATAAATTAGAATGTAAAAAAAGATTCATTCATTAAATTACGTTCTATTCCGTAACAAGTTAAATCTATATGCTCATCGTGTTTGGCATTTGGAAACGTACCTGTCTGTTGTAAAAACGCATCATTCCAGCTTCCTTTTATTAATAAAACCCTACCCCCCTCAATATAAGGAGAACAAGCGCGTGCATTTTCTATCTTAGATTGATTAACAAAGTTTGTCTTAATTTCAGTTATGTTTAACTTTGTTTCATTATATATCATTTGCTTAATAGACTTGCCACTCGCTTTAGGCTCTACTAATGTCATAACTACATTAAGACCACTTGCCTGTATATGATTTGGTATAAATTTTAATAGTTCTGGCATTTCAAGATATTTGTCAATACTTGAAGCAATAACATAATTACTACCCCACTTTGCTCCTATTTGAAAACCGCTTGGGTCGTTTGCAGTATTCTTAGTATAAGCACCATCAATTATTAATTCCCATTTTAATGATTCTATAGGTATCTCTGCCTTATCAACTATTTTAAACCATTCTTTTCTCCATTCGCCTCCCTCAGATGGTGCAGGTGATTGCATATACTGTCCTGCAAAGTTGTACCTATTAGCTTGTCTTATTTGTTCTAATTCTTCAAAAGTATGTTTTTCTTCCCATAAAGGCTCGTTATTATCGTTTAAAGCAGGTAGGCATAAATGCTCCCAAACTTCACCACTTCCTCCGTTTAGCAAAAAACCGCTCATATCATCTTCGTGTAGCCTTTGCATAATTAAAATAATAGGGGTGTCCCTATCGTTTACCCTTGAGCGAATAGTTGAGTTATACCTATCGTTTACAGAATTACGCGCTAAATCTCTATTCGCATCATCTGGCTTTAAAGGGTCATCAATTATTATAGCGCCTGCAAACTCTTTGCTTTCAGCAACACCTGCTCCAAAGCCTGTTATTGCTCCTCCGCTTGATGTAGCATAAACACCTCCTCCTAATTCGTTAAACCATTTCTTTTTTCCTTTGCTATCTGATTTTAAAGTAAGTTCCCATAATGACTGAAAAGCATCGCTTTCAATATACTCTTTAGTTTGGCTACTATTATCAAGTGCTAAATCATCAGAATAAGACAGGTGAATAAATTTAGATTGTGGATTTTTTGCTAATGACCAAGCAATAAAACATTTTACTGCTAATTCTGTTTTCCCGTAACGTGGTGGAATATTTATAATAAGTCTTTTAGTTTCTCCATTAACTACTTTTTGCAATGCGTTTGCTATCAAAATAAAATGAGGCGCAACTATAAAATTACGCCTATGATTTTCTTTGTATATGTAACGAGTAAAAAATAATAGTGAATTATCGCACTTAACTTTAAGCACTTTATCTTCATTAGTAAGTGCGTTCGAGGTTGTCATTTATTTTCTTAATTTCTTCTTCAGTTAGTTTACCTGCATCTACATTTACAGTAGTTTGGTTTATAACTTGTTTAGGTAAGCCAAAGTTGTATTGAAAGAATAATTTAACCGCCCATTCCTTTTTTTCATTTATAGCCTCTGTAAGAGCTTCAAATGCTTTAGGCTCTAATGGAGTAAGTTTCTCTATTAAAGATTGTTCCTCTGCCTTGCTTTTACGTCCTGCGCCCTCTCTTGCTCCACCTTTCTTTGTTTCCATTGAAAAAAATTGATTATTCAACACGTTAAACCTACCTTATCTAATAAAGTAGGTAAACAGAGTTTTTAATTTGCCTCTGCCGTATGTTAGTTAATTCCTAAAGTCTTTAATTTTAATATTGCCTTTACTTCTTCAAATATCTTATTATCAAATTGAAGTATATAATCTTGCCCTTGTATGATAACACCCATTAACTCGCTATCTATTACATAAATTCCATTTGCACTACTTGGAGCGAAATAAAAAATTCTGAAATCTTGACCGTCTTCTTCTTCAATTAATAGTTTGGCTGTTATCATAAAAACAAAGTTATAAATTATTTTCGATTAAAGGCATAAAAAGTTGTTTATTTTTTAAATGTTTCGTTGTAGTATTGTTCAGCTTCTAACCATTCCGATTCAAGTGGCTTTTTTACTCTTGCCTCAATTATCTGTTGCTTCTCGAACTCTTTGGCTCTTTCAATTTCGTAATTAAATAACTCAATCATTTTTGAGTCATAATTATTTAAGCAATTTACTAACCATTCTACTGCTGTTTGTTTACTCATAATTCTATTTTTTGGTTAATTGTTTTTTAAGATAATAATTATAATTGCAAACAATAAACAAAAACCCCAATATTGTATTTTAGTTAAATCTTTAGTTTTCTTATTTACTTCTCTCCATTCAA